CTATTCGCAGTTCCGCAAGACGGATGCCAAGCAGACCACGGTTGAGTGGCAGGAAGACGCGCTGCGTCCGGCTGCTACCAACGCCAAGGTTGAAGGCGCGGAAACGACCATCGGTGATGTCGGTCTCACCACGATGCTGTCCAACTACACGCAGATTTTCGAGGAGTCGGCCCGTGTGTCCGGCACCACGGAGAGCGTGGAGCTGTACGGTCGTGCCTCTGAGATGGACTACCAGGTGATGAAGAAGGCTCGTGAGGTCCGTCGTGACATCGAGCACGCCTTCGTCGGTTCCCAGCAGGTCAAGGCGGCAGGCAATGCCTCCACCGCCCGCCAGCTGGACAGCGTGCAGGCCCTCATCGCTGCGGGCAATACGCTCGACAACGGCGTTGGCGGCGCACGTGCCTTCACCGAGGGTCTTGTTCTTGCAGCCCATCAGGCTTGCTATGACGAGGGTGGCGACCCCAACCAGCTGATGGTCACTCCGGCCCACTCGCTGATTGTTGCCGACTTCGCCGCCGCTTCGGGTCGCAGCCGCGACTTCGATACCGGCACGAAGATTGTCAACAAGGTTGACCTCTATGTGTCGCCCTTCGGTGAGCTTTCTGTTGTCACCAACCGTTGGCTGAACGCTGAAGACTCGCTGCTGCTGGAGATCGACCGTTGGTTCGTCCCGGTGCTCCGTCCGATGTCCAGCACCCCGCTGGCGAAGACGGGCGATAACGAGAAGCGGATGATTAACTGCGAGCTGACTCTGGCTCATGAGAATCGTCTGGCCTCGGCCCGTATCACGGACCTGACCGCGACTGGCGCGTAAGCGCACCAAACCGGCCCCTCCTGGGTAACTGGGAGGGGCCTCTTCTAAGGCCGTTCGTGGAGCGGGTTTAGAAGAGTGGAGGTATACATGCACAAGAGCAAGCTACGTTATGACGTTGACACCGGGGAGTACCGGGTACGGTACAGCGACCCCGTAGACCCCTTCCTGCGCGAGGCCAAGCTGGAGCGCGACAAGGAGGAGGCAGGGCTGGTGAACCCGAACGCCAACTACAGGCGTGTTGGCTCCATCCCCTTCACCGAGGTTCTTCGTATCAAGGAGAAGTACGGGATCGACTTCACCAACCTCCGGGACAAGAGCGAGCGCAAGCGTGCGTTCCAGATTCTGGAGCAGGAATACCCCCACCTCAAGACGACCAACATGAGGCTCGCATAAGTGGACTACACCACATACACGGGTATCCGTACCGCCGTACAGGACGAGCTGAACCGCTCGGATGCTACGGATGCGCTGGTTGCGAGCTTCATTCGCATCAGCGAGATGCGTACGTACCGCTCCCTGCGTGTGCCCTCCATGGAGAAGAAGCAGACCCTGTTTGTTGTCTCCAGCGAGGACTCGGACGCAGAGGGGGCGGCTTTCTTTTATGTGCCGAACCGCTGGCTGGAGACCATCACCCTCACCAACGAGGATGGCTCCCCGATTGAGTATGTGAGCCAGCAGTACTTCCGTGGGCTGACCTCGGCTGCTGGTTCCAGCTACACGCACTTCACCCGAGAGGCCAACAAGTTCCTGGTGTGGCCTGAGGCGGAGGACAACAAGGTAGTTATGTACTACTACGAGCGTCCGCTGGCTGGTGATGCTGCCACGAACAATGCCCCGGCTATCTATGCCGATGTGGGTGAGGCCCTGTTCTTCGGCGCTGTGAGTGAGGGCTGGAGGTACTTCCGGGAGGAAGAGAAGCACCAGTACTACCGCCAGCTGTTCGCTGAGGTGCTGGAGCAGCTGCAAGAGCAGCACGACCAGTCAGACATCTCTGGCGCGACCCTGATTACCAAGAACCCGTATCTCTGAGGTGCAGTAAATGGCTGTTGAGTCTGCAACGAAAATCCATGAGCTGAACAGTGCTGCTCCCACTGGTGCGGAACCTCTCTCGGAGGCCGATGACCACCTGCGGGTAATCAAGACCGCTGTAAAGGGCTCATTCCCCGGTTTTGGCGTGTCTGCGGACTCGGGAGCCTATACGGGTGGGGCGGACGAATTGAACGCCTTGGCGGGCCTTGTAGACGGCTCTGGGCTCAATGCGCTGACCATTGGTGCAGGGCTTACAGGCACCTCCTACAACGCCTCTGCCCCTGTCACCATTGCGGTGGACTTCACCGACGCCCGCATCTCCAAGAGCGTGCCGGTGACGCTGCGCAACGCAGCCACCACGCTGAATGCTGACTACGCCAACGAGATTGTCTACTCCACGGACAGCACGGCCCGCACCTACACGGTGAGCGATGCTATTGCCATTGGCGACCATGTGCAGGTTCACAACGCGGGCTCTGCCAACATCACCCTGGATGCTGGCGGCAACACCCTCAAGTGGCTCAACGGGGCCTCTGTGGGGACGGGCAACAGGACCGTAGTACCCGGTGGCATTGCCACGCTGGTAAAGGTCGCCTCTGGCACATTCCATGTGTACGGTGGAGGCATCAGTTGAGCACGTTCTTCTGGGGCGCTTCCGCTGCCGGTGGTGCCCTGACAGTTACCGTGTCGCCCAACTCCTTCTCTCAGGCTCGGGCTGACAACAGCGGCCCGGTGGATGTCGGGTTTACCGCTGCGGTAGAGGGTGGCTCTGGCTCCTACACCTACCTGTGGTCTGTATCGGGCCTGAGCGCCCCTGGAGCCCTCTCCGTGGTGGGCGGGCAGGGTACTGCCTCTGCCGTCATCCGCGTGGCAAATGGGGCCGGAGAGACGGTCTCAGGCGTGGTTGTGTGTACGGTCTCGGATGGTCCGTTCAACGACAGCGATACGTCCAATGTGAATGTCTCCTACGGCGACCCGGTATAGGACGCTGAGTATGCGTATCCCAATTAGACAGCTTGGCTCCGGTGGGTTGAGCGCAGACATCCCTGCGTTCGACATCCCTCCCAATGCGGTTACGCGGGCGCAGAACGTGGAGTTCCGGGACGGGGCTATCACCCGTGCCTTGGGGTTCTCCCGTGCCAACACGGTCCCCGGAGAGGCCGTGTGGATGGATGCGTGGTACTCGGACGGGAATGGCAGGCTGGTGGTCATCTCGGAAGACTCCGGGGACACCCTGTTCTCCGAGATTATCGGTGGGGTGCTGACTGATATTACTCAGGTCACTCCCCTAGCCAGCGGGTACGAGTGGGACTCCGCCATCCACGGCAAGGCTGCCGTGTTCACCAACGGTGAGACCCTGCCGCTGGCCCGCAAGATCGGGGATACCGGCGACATAGCCGAGATGCCGAACTGGCCCGCCACTTGGCGTGCTGACATCATCCGCTCGTACCGGAACTTCATGGTGGCTCTCAAGGTCACCAAGGACGCCGTGTACGATGATACGCGGGTGCAGTGGTCCAACGCCTCGGCCAACAACGACCTGCCCCCGGACTGGAGTGAGCTGGACCCCGCCTCTCTGGCTGGTGGCACCTCTCTGGCAGGGCAGGACGGTCCTATCGTGGACGCCGCTGTGCTGGGGCAGTCCCTCATCATCTACATGCAGACCGCTGCCTACGCGATGACGCTGGGCGGCTCTCTGGTGATGAACTTCCGCCCCCTGTTCAAGCTGGGGCTGGTATCTCGGGGCTGTGTCATCCCGTTCGACTCGTTCCACTTCTGCATTGGCAACGGGCTCATCTACGTCACCGATGGCAACTCCATCAAGTACCCGGCTGACCAGGTGGTGCAGACCCAGTTCTTCAACGAGCTGGCTGACCCGTCCTCCATCCACCTCGCCAACGACACCTACCGTCGCACCATCGAGGTCTACTACAAGAGCATTGCAGACCTTGACCTGCCGAACCGGGTGCTGCGCTGGAACTACCAGAACAACACTTGGGCGATTAACGACTACGGCGACTACGGCGTTGCCCGTGCCAAGTTCGCCCCGGACTCCCAATCCTCCGTCACCTACAACTCTGTAGACACGGACCTCGGTAGCGGGACGGTCGTCACCTACAACGGTGCAGGCATCTCCTACAAGGATTTGGATGTGGCGGACGGCCAGCTCTCTATGAAGCTGCTGGTGCGTAGCCCCACGGACAGCGCCTTGGTGAGCCGTACAGAGGTGGTGCTGAGGGATGGTGTGGAGTTCGAGTCTCTCGCAGAGCGGGAGTACATGGACTTTGACGAGATGCTGGGTGAGGCCAATCCCCTGCTGAACCAGAGCGTGAAGCACACCAAGCGGATTGTCCCGCAGGTGACAGGCTCCGGCACCATCTACTTCCAGTTCGGCACCAGCATGAACCCTGCGCAGGGCACCAACTGGAGCAGCATCTACCCCTACGTTATCGGCACGGACTACAAGGTGGACTTCCGGCAGAGCGGCAGGTACTTCGCGTGGCGGGTGTACAACGATACCTCCAGCCCGTGTGAGTTCCGGCTGTCCGGGTTCGACCTTGACCTGGAAGTGGCAGGCGAGCGATGAGCAGGCGGTACATCTACACGCCCCGCGTCTTCTCCAACCCCGGCCACGAGGCGCTGACCGAGATTGTGCGGGAGGAGTTCGAGTCCATCTCCACAGCCATCAACACGGGGCCTGCGTGGGATGACCTCAGGTTCCCCGCGCAGGGGATTAACCTCCCCGGCCAGCCTGCTGACCCAGACAGGGAGGTTGCTACCAGCCTCTTCCTGTTTGATAGCAACATTACTGAGACCATTGCTGGCGTGGCCCAGATGCCCCATGCGTGGAAGGAAGGCTCGGTCATCGCCCCGCATGTCCACTGGCAGAAGACGACCAGTGCTGCGGGTAATGTCCTGTGGCGGTTCGAGTACGACAACATTGTCAACCCCGGTGATGTGTCGCTGCTGACCTACGCTAACGTGCTGGACATCGCTACCCCGGCGGCTGGCACCCCGGACAACAACACCGCAGGGGAGAACCTTATCTCCTCGTTCGGTGATGTGGATATGACTGGCAGGGAAATCTCCTGCCTCATCCTGTGGAGGTTGTCCCGCATTGGTGGTGATGCTCTGGATACCTACGGGGCGGATGCCCGTTTGGTGGAGTTCGACATCCACTACCAGATTGACTCAGACGGCAGCGATGCCGAGTTCGTGAAGTAATTGAGAGGTGTGATATGGAAACCTTTGCAGTAATCGTTGTGATTGCAGCGTTCGCCGCCTTTATCACCTACAAGGTGATGAAGCGCACCAAGGGCGGTGGCGGCAGCATCCGGGACCACCAGGATACCGGCAACAAGATCGAGCGGTAAGACACTGATACAGAGGCAGGCCATGAGAAACCAGTACCCGCCAAGCGGCCCGATGACCACGGAAGAAGAGGCCATCATCCGCGCCCGCCTCCAGCAGGAGATGGCTGCGCGGCAGGATATGGTCGGCAACCCCATGGGTGGCGGT